AATTGCCAGTGTCAAAAGCATTTGTGTAATTTACATCATACTGACCTGTGGAATTATCATCTAATGAACTGACATTGAATGATTCATTAATTGCTATTGTACCTGTGCCATTCCATTTACAACGTGCTTTTGCAATACCGTCATGCAAAGATTGAGTAGTGGTAGCACCAACAGTAACTGTGATGTCACCTGCGCTGGTTACACCCTGCATTTCATCTACTTTAAGTATGCTTGCCATTATGCGAGGTCTCCGTGAACTACTGCTGAGTTAATATCTGCATCAAACGTACTAGCGTCATTAGCGCGAGTATAGATTTCAAATGAAGTCGTTGCCGCATCGGACGGGCCTTCAGCAAGGGTTTGACCCGTATTGTTTTGATATTGAGATAAAGCTGTAACTGCATAATTTGAGTTACTAAAAGCACTCACTACTGTTAATTGGGCGTTGCCAGTACCCAAATCAGACAATGCACTTATATTGAACGAATCATTTAAAGTGGCCGTCCCACTAAGTTGAAATTTAGCCCACGCCTTCGCACTACCCTCAACAACATAGTTCGTGGCGATTGACCCTGCGGTTGAGTGGGTCAGTGTATCCGCTACAATTGTTCCAGCCATTATGCGAGGTCTCCGTGAATAATAATGTGGTTATGGGAGAAGTCTGTGGCAGAGCCACCGATTGCATCTACTGTATAATGTTGCGCTGAAGTTGTTGTTTGATTGCTATCTGATGATGATGGAAATTGAGCAGTGCCACCAGATGCAACGCTGGGAGTTCGTGATAATCCTGAGCCTACATAGTCATCATTGTTAAAAGCATTGGTGTAAGTCATTGTGTATAAACCTGTACCATCGTCTGACTGGCTTGAAATATTGAGGCTGTCTCTTGCAGCTATAGTTCCAGTGCCATTAAAGTTAATCCACGCTTTCGCCAGCCCCTGTTGCAAGGACTGAGTAGCCGCACCGCCCTCGCTCGTCACCGTAATGTCGCCAGCAGAGGTCTTGCCTGTGAGATTGTCAACTAGGATGGTACTCATGCTAGGTCTCCAAATACCGCTACCTCATTGCGTGGGGTGTCCTGCGATGTGCCGGAACTGTTTGCAAAAGTAATCACACGAAACAAAGAGGATGTTCTTGCTGTTGATTGGTCAAGCGAATACAAGACACCGTTGCCGCTGGCAACCCCTCCGCTAGAACCCGGATGACAATACAAGGCATTACTCATGCTGGATGTAAAAGCAAGAGTTGTGTCGCCTGTGGCATTGTCTGTGTAAGATGAGATATTAAAATCATCATATTTTGCAGTAGACGTTGTAGTTGTAAAATGTGACCAAGCCTTCGCCGCACTCTGATTAGTCAGCGTGACTGCACCGCCCGATGTGTTCTGGATTGTATCTGCTCGTAATGTACTCATGCTATCACCAATGTCCCACCAGATGTGATTGTGATTGTCACCCCAGTTGCTAGTGTTAATGGACCAGCGCACAAACCATTTACATCTGCCGCAATCGTTACGTTTGTATCAAGCTGTTTTTGGTGTGAACGAATGATATCACCAAGGCCATTTGTAGTGTCACCAGTTGTGCCATTGTCACCTTGGAAGTACCCAGCACCAAAGCTGATTCCAGAATCTAACTTAGCTTGAGTAACCGCGCCGTTCTGTATCATAGCCGTTGTGATGCTATTTGATGGAGGAACTACGGTCTGTTGTGCTTTACCTTGGAATACAACATAGAAGTCGTCTGTCGCAACGATGCTGCCAGTCATTGTCAACGAAGTACCCGCAACAGTATATGCCACGCCCGGCTCTTGCCGCACGTTGTTTACAAATACCTCAATGTCTTGAGCTGTGCCAGCGGCATAATCTAGCGTGAAACTAGTGCCTGTGCCACCTGTTAAATCTTGATAACTTACGGAGCTGTACGCCTCTGCTGGTTGATTACCCTGATATGGCATGTGCTACTCCTACGTTATATCAAGATGGCTCATCACCACATCGGCTGAAGAAGCTGTGTCTGACACAACCTTTAGTGCGTCACCCGGCTCCATGACCACCTTTTGATCGCCGCCGACAACAACAAGCGTACCACCTACAGGCACTGGTGCGGCCTTAATTAAATACACACTGTCTTCAGCACCCGATGTGCGACTGCTTGCGTCAAGAATCACATCAATCAAAATCTGCGAGGTAACTATGTTTGCTACCGACAGCCCGATTATGGTGGTTTCTGTTGCCGAAGGACAGGTGTATATAGTAGCCGCCGATGTACCTACTGCCGTATCTGTCTCTGATAAGAATGAGTTTGCCATCGTCCTATCCTAATGCTATCGCAAAGGCCAAAGCCTGCGGGTCTTGCTCTACAAAGTTCTGAACATTACCATCGTTGTCGTTGAAGATCATCTTCTCAGCAGGAAGCGTACAGAATACTGTACGAGTTCCCGCTCCCCAGTTCACCGCCGCGTCAGAGTTGCTTGACTGCAAAATCGTGGTACGGGCCAAGGTCGTACCAGATGCAGTGTATGTGCCAACGCCAACCTCAAAGTCAGTGCCGTCTGTGCAACAATAGTAAGTCAAGTTGCCATCACCAACAGACGCAAAAGTCTCAAACCCCGTCACAGCACCAGCAAGCGTATAAGTGCCCGTGCCCGTGGTAGTGGTCGTTTCCTTTACTCTGTCTTTGATAGCAAATGCCATTACTTCAACTCAATTGTCAGGTTTCCAGCATTGATACGGAAGATGTCACCAGAAGCAATCGTCTTGGATGCATCCAATGCACCGATGAACATGATGTTGCCGCTTGACGCTGCATCAACAACGAATGCGTGGGTGATGGTTTCTGTGGTTCCGCCTGATGCAGGGTATTCAATGTTAGCTGCATTGGTCACTGTCTGTGCATCAGTAGCAACAGAAGCCAGCGTCCAGTTAGCTGCCGTTACCTGCTGACGAGCATAGTTGGTAAAGGTAGCTTCTGTTAGTGTACCCGCCTCTGGGTCAGAAACAGCCGTAGCCAATCCAATGTAAATGCTGTCGCCCGGAGTCGTAAAACTCTCCGAGTTGTTCTTGAAAATAAAATCCAGAACAGCGTGTTCCAGATATGTGGTTGCCGCGTTTGATGTCGCCATAATCTACTCCTATGTCCTTGGCCTATCAGGCAAGCCTCTACGATATGCATCGCTGTTTTCACGAGCCTCTGCCAGATCCTTGATACGGCTCAACGCTTCCTGAAATTGCTTCTCATACATGCCGAGCACATCTTGCTCACCTTTCATGTAAATATACGCTTCTACGAGCGATCCGTAAAGTAAAGCATTAGGTGCGTTTTCACTGAGCCATGTTGTTCCACTATCCGCGCCAGCCGTCAGTGAAGCTGGGCGATAGTAATAGTGCAGTTCTACTGCGTAATTGCTGTCAGGTGTGGGAGCCAAAATAAAGTTGTCAATGTCAAAGAAGGCGTAATATTTTGGTACACCCGTAGTTGCGGGGTTTGGACTATATTCCTGCAAAAAGTTCACGTCCTTCTGTAGTAGAAACTCTTTCGCGCTGTCCCGCGTAATAGACATAGAGAACGCAGAAAGATAATCAGAAGGCACAGAAAGATACGGATCTGAAGACGTCAAATTAGATGTTGCGTTCTTACGAAACACCTCAAGGTCAACCAGCTTGAAGATACGATCTTCTGCTGCACGAATAAAGTCAGGCAAGTGCGTAACGAAAGAAGTCTCGGTGTTCTCCGCAAAATCCTGTATTGCTGTTTTTAGCTGTGCATATGTATAACTCATTTAAGCCTCCAGCGTGACTGGGCCGACAGTCGCATTTTGACCACCCCCGCGTTGACTACCCGTTGTTGCTGTTCCTGACGATGCCGTAAACGTATAGCTCCCAGAATCAACCACAGTAATCGTATACCCATCCGCCTTTTCCAAAACCGTGCTGCTGAATCCATCAAAACCCTGTGTCTTTCTAAATCTTACTGTATCACCCGTTGTGCGTCCATGTGATGGTTCTAGCACAGTTATGACAGCAGAACCAGAACTACCCGACACAAATGGGTTTACTATCAACAATATCTCAACCGCCGTTTCCGTACGCTGATCCGGTCTTGGATCACGCAGAGCCTGCGGGTCTGGGCCAACTTTAATAGGCTCAAGTTGCGGATGCTTTGCCTCATACTCATCCGGCCCAACCTTTGCGCCACTCCACTCAGTCATCATCTCTGCCAGACGGTAACGAAAACCAGATCTGTCAGAGTAGCCCCAAGCATTTGATCCTGAAGCATACCGTGCCATTAGTTAACCCTCAGATACGAGATGCTCGGCTGTAGCTTCAAAGGCACCCGATCTTCGTCCTCGTCTGCCGCACGTTGGAACTCTTCCTCGTACACAGCTTTCAATAACTGCACCCGCTCTGGCGCTTTTTTCATCGAAAGGTAGTATGCCAGACCTGCCACCATGCAGGGTAAAAAACGGAAAGGGGCGTCAGTCGTGTTTACAAGCGCGTCAGCGTCTTCTATGCGCTGGACGTAGTAGTATACCAGAGTGTCGCTAGAGCTGTCTGGTGTGGCCCACAGCGTGATTTGAGGGGTAACTTGACGGTTGTAATAGTATTGGCTTGGTCTGCCCTGTGTGGTCTTGTTTGGCAGATTCAGGTACTCGCTGCGAGACATACGGTCTAATTCATAGTCCGTGCCGCTGCGG